GTCAAGGATGGCGTCGTGCCAATGGAAGCGATCAAGGACAACCCGGTTGTCTGGTCGCAAAAGCCAAACGACAACGAATACGGCGCAATGGAAGATTTCATGTTTGAGCTGGGTCAGGAGCTAGGCTTGACCGGGCCACAGGTCCAGGCGGCTTTGTGGATGGGCGCGGCGCGTAAAACCGGCGTGGATCCTACCAGCCAGACGACGTTTATGGGTGCGATCCGTGACCGCGCTGACATCCAGGCTAAGAAAACCGGCAAAACGCGCGAACAGGTGCTGTTTGACTTTATCATGAACAAGGGTCTGCTTTCCGTGCCTCTGGGCACTGCGGGCGTCCTGGGTGCCGTCGGCGGGCCTAACCAGGCGCAGGCGTCCGAAATGCCGAGCGAAATGGAAATCATGAAATATTTGGAGAGCGTGCGATGACCCCAGAGGAACGGATCCGCGCCAAGGTTGCCGGGCTAAGAGAAAGCCAAACCCAGCGGCAGAGCGAAAAATTGCGTAACGATTACTCCAACGCGGTCGGCGTGGGCAACGAGGCGTATGAGATGAACACGCCGCGCACCCCTGCCCCCAACGCCCGTGGTCGAAATCGTGGCCGCATCGTCGAGCCTGGCTACAAATACAGCGACGACGTGTTGCAGGCCGCGATGGACCAGGCGAACACCGACAACGCCATAATGAACGAAATTTTCTATCAAACGCTGCAACGCACCGGAAATCCGTCTCTCGCCGTGGCGGCTGCAAACACCGCGAGTTTCTCGCCCGGCGTGGGCACAATGATTGGCCTGGAGGACAGCTACCGGGCGGCGGCTGACATCCCCGACGCGTATCGCGAGGGTGATTACATGGGCATGGCGAAAAATGCCGGGCTGGCTGGCCTGGGTGTCGTTGACGCGGCGCTGACAATGCTGCCGTTTGCTGGCACCCTGATGAAGGGCGCGCGAAACCTACCGAAGGCCATGCGTGGCGCCGACGATTTTGCGTCGCGCGGGATAAACGCGATGGATGATTTCATGGCCCCTCGCCCGCCCAAGGCAAATCAAAACGTATTATTTGACCAGGTCGTGAAATACCTGGAGAGCCGAGGACAGTAGCATGGCCATATCGACATACGACGAACTGAAAGCATCGGTCGCTGATTTCTTGAACCGCGACGACCTCACCGCAGTGGTCCCGGATTTCATTACGATGGCCGAGGCGGATCTGAACCGCAGCGTGCGTCACTGGCGGATGGAGGGGCGCGCAATCGCACCCATCGACAGCAAGTACAGCGCCATCCCGGCGGATTTCTTAGAGGTCATCACGTTTCACACGACGACTGGCAATTTCCGTCCGCTGGAGCTGCTGAGCCAGGGCGAGCTGCTGAAGCGACGCCAGGACACGCAGGACACCTCCGGCGCCCCGTCGTTCTACGCGATTTCGGCGGGTGAGATTGAGGTTTACCCTACCCCGGACGGCACCTACCAGACTGAGCTGTACTACTACCAGCGGATCGACGCGTTGAGCGCGAGCAACACGAATAACTGGCTACTCACATATTTCCCTGACGCGTATTTGTACGGGTCACTGATGCATTCGGCGCCTTATCTGAAGGATGACGCGCGGATCCAAATTTGGGCGGGCTTATACCAGCAGGCGGTCGGCTCAATTAATCGCGAAAGCGAAGCAAGCAAGTTTGGCGGCTCTGGCCGTCGCATGAAAATAAGGGCGTACACATGAGCTTTTCCAACACTTTTGAGACACGGGTTTTAACCTGGGTATTTACATCATCTAGCGCGACACGCCCGACGGCGTGGTACATGGCGCTGTTTACATCCAACCCTGCGGATGACGCGAGCGGCACCGAGGTAAGCACCTCCGGCACTGCCTACGCGCGCCAATCAGCGACGTTCACGGTTTCCGGCGATACTGCATCTAACTCGGCTGCAATCGAGTTCCCAACGGCCACCGCGTCGTTTGGCACTGTTTCGCACGTCGGCGTGTTTGACGCGTCCACCGGTGGCAACCTGATTGCCTACGCGGCGTTGAGCACTAGCAAGGCGATTGACACCGGCGACGTGTTCCGGATCCCGTCAGGCGACTTTGACGTGACGCTAGACTAATGGCTGACACGACCTACCGCACCGGCTTTGGCACTGGAAATTTCGGCGTCCAGGCTTTTGGTGTGGATGGCGTGTTCAAGGAGGGCGACGGCGTCGTCGTCTCCGTAACGACAACTGCGGCTGCGGTCGTCCGGGTCAGAGGATCCGCGTCTGCCGCCACGACCGTCCTGACGAGTGCATCCGGCGCCGAGCGCGTCCGAGAGGCTGACGCAGCGGCAACGCCCGCCGCGAGTGTATCGGCCTCTGGCGTAGCGGTAAAATCTGGATCCGCGACTGTGACAGCTTCCGCAAGCTCTACCGGGGCTTGTGAGCGCGTCAGAGAGGCTGACGGGTCTGTCAGCCCGGCGGCGAGCAACACGGCCTCAGCGACCCGCGTGCGCGTGGCTGCGGCCAACCCGCAACCGACAGCGAGCGTCACGGCAAACGCCGAGGCGATCTACCTGTTCAGCGCGACGGCTTCACCGGCTGCGAGCGTGTCTACGACGATAGCCAGAGTTCGCCTGGTCAGCGTGTCCGCGTCGGGATCCTCGACGGTCACGGCCAACGGCATCGAAAAGTGGGAACCCCCGGCGGTCGCGGTCGATACCTGGACGGATTACACGCCTGGGACAGATAGCAGCATTTGGGGCGACGCCCCGGCGGCAGACTCAACATCCTGGGGAGCTGCGGCGTAGCATGGGTTTTTGGTGATGCAGACCCTTTGTGAGATAATCGTGACAACAACTTAGGCCGTTTCTGGGCTGAATGGAGTTTACAAATGGCAGATACTACAACAACCAACCTCAGCTTGACTAAGCCGGAAGTCGGCGCATCCGAGGACACCTGGGGGACGAAGCTAAATACGAACCTCGATACCATCGACAGCGTGCTCGGCGGCGACACAGATATCCCCGGTATTTCGGTTGATGGCGTAGGCGCGACGGTTAAGCTAGATGGGAATTATCCTGTTGGTACAGGCAACGTGGCGTTGGGTGATACGGCTTTAAACTCCACAGACGGAACAGCTAACTACAACGTAGCTATTGGCGATGCCGCATTGACAGCGCTTACTACAGGCGACAACAACGTGGCTATTGGTTATATCGCACTACAAGATGCAACCACTGCAAGTGAAAACACAGCGATTGGTGTTGCGGCACTTGGTGATGTAACATCAGGCGGTAACAACACAGCAGTTGGGCGAAGTGCGCTTCGTGCAAACACCACAGGGATAAACAACGTTGCCGTAGGCGCAGACGCTCTTGATGCTAACCTTACAAGTAGTAATAACGTGGCTATTGGTAAATCTGCATTATCGGCAAACACCACCGCCAACTACAACACTGCCGTTGGCTATAATGCGGGGAACGCCAATACAACAGGTGTTAATTTAAATGCTTTTGGTTCAAGTGCGCTGCAATCCAATACTACTGGAAATTACAATGCTGCCTTTGGTAGTAACGCTGGTAGAAATGTAACCACAGGCAGTAATAACACGGCTGTTGGTATTCAGTCTCTTTACTCCAACACCACCGCCAATGCCAACACAGCGGTTGGGTATCAGTCTCTTTACAGTAATACTACAGGTAGTGTTCATGTGGCGGTAGGCAATGGAGCGTTAAGGTCAAATACTACAGGCGCACAAAATGTTGCCGTGGGCTTTGAAGCATTATATACAAATACCACTGGAGGCTTTAATGTCGCTCTTGGTCGAGAAGCCCTCTACTCCAACACCACTGCAAACGACAACACAGCAGTGGGTTATACTGCAGGGTATAGTAATACTACAGGCGCAAACAATACTTATGTGGGATACATAGCTGGCTATTCGACAACAACAGGCACCCAAAACTCCTATATGGGTGTAGGTGCTGGTTACCTTAATACTGCTGGTAACTATAATGTGGCTGTTGGGTATACTGCACTTTATAATAGCACAGCCAATTACAATACGGCTATGGGCCGACAGGCTGCGTATAGTAATACCACTGGAGAACAAAACTTAGCACTTGGTGGTCTTGCTTTCTTCTCAAATACTACGGGCAGTTACAACGTGGCTTTGGGAATGGAAAGCCTTCACTCAAACACTACGGCAAGTAATAACTGCGCAGTTGGCTTTAGGGCGGGGTATAGTAATACCACAGGCGAAAAGAATACAAGCGTTGGGTATCAGGCACTTTACAATACTACTACCGTAAATGGTAATACAGCCCTAGGGTTTTTAGCTGGGTACACTAATGCCACGGGTACTTTTAACACTTATTTAGGTATGCAAGCGGGATATTCAGCAACCAGTGGTAGCAATACTTTTGTTGGGCTTAACTCTGGCTATTATGTAACAACTGGGGGAAGCAACACCATCCTAGGCCGCTACAACGGCAACCAAGGCGGCTTGGACATCCGCACCTCAAGCAACAACATCGTGCTGTCGGATGGGGATGGTGAGCCTAGGTTTTACTATACCACTGCTACAGTTAATTGGAAATTAAAAGCCCCTGCTGTCAGCAACAATGCTCTTATCATAAACAGCACAGGTGGTTCTGACCTGTATGGTATGCAAATTGACTTAAATGTTGATATGAATAATAGCAGCAACTGGTTTTTTAACGCTCGTGGTAACGGTGCTGCACGTTTTAGAGTTTATACAAACGGCAACGTAGTAAACACCAACAATAGCTACGGCTCTATCTCTGACGTTAAGCTAAAAGAAAACATTGTTGATAGTGGATCGCAATGGGATGATATAAAGGCATTAACTGTTCGCAAGTACAGCATGAAAGCGGATAATCTTGATGCACCTAATATGATTGGTGTTATTGCTCAAGAAGTCGAAGCTGCTGGAATGGGGGGTCTTGTATTTGAAACACCTGATGCAACACCTGACAATCCAGATGCAGAAGGCACAACCAAGCAGGTCAATTATTCTGTCCTCTACATGAAAGCAGTCAAGGCACTGCAAGAGGCAATGGATCGCATTGAAACCCTAGAGGCAAAAGTAACTGCCCTAGAAAACGCATAACATTAGTCAGAAAAGGAGAAAGACATGACTGATACACCAACTGCGGAAGAAATTGCACAACACTACACAGCAATGGGTCACTCTGTTGACTTGCTAAACGCTGGGCAACCAGAGGGCATGGACGATGCTGATTGGGCTGACACTGTGTCACGCAACGTAGAGCATCTACAGCTAATGGTTGCTAAAGACTTCTGGACAACGGAAGATATGACAGCGGTTAACGCTGCTATTGCAGCTAACTCATAAGGAATAGACAGATGGCAACTACATTCACATGGTCTATTTTAAACCTAGAATACAACAACGATGCTGACCAAGGCGTAACAACTGCGCACTGGTATTGCTTGGGTACAGATGCAGATGGAAACTCTGCACGTTCCTACGGCACAACATCACATTCACCTGACCCATCTTCTGATGGTTATGTGGCATATGCTGATCTGACAGAGGCCACAGTCTTAGGCTGGGTACATGGTCAGGTTAACAAAGAGGACACTGAGGCTGCAATCCAAACAAAGCTGGATGCACTAGCAAACCCAACATCACTTAGCGGTATGCCTTGGGCCGCTGAGTAACACAGAAAGGAATAGACAGATGGCTAAAAACGAAAAGAAAACCATCACGGTCAATGAAGTAGAATACAACTTGGATGATTTCACAGCGGAACAATCAGCAATGCTTAACCACGTCCAAGACTTAGACCGTAAACTCAGCAACGCACAGTTTAACCTAGATCAGCTTATGGTTGGTCGTGAGGCGTTTGTTCAAAGGCTGGCAGCATCACTTGAGCAACCACAAGAGGTTGCAGCGGAGTAAAATATGTTTGGTTTCAACCCTATAGCAGCAGCACCGATTGCAGCAACGGACAAGGTAAACTATGCCCTGTCTGCC